CCCTTTTTAGGGACGGGTACGGCAACCAGGGGCTGCCATACCGTTCTGGGCACATAATCACTCATTTTCTATGCGGGTAAGCTCGACCAATAAGAAAATAAGCATTATGAGAGACACTAGGGATAACCCCAGTGCGTCCCCCTTATCAAGGTTTTCTGTCAATAGGTCCGTAGCTATCAAGAATAGACTAAAAGCGCAGGCGCATACTCCGATTGTGTATAAGTAATATCTCATAGGGGTTCACCTTTCAATAATTTAATAGACTGTAAAAAGTTTAGGAAATGGTAAGCGAGTGCGTACCTCATAACCCCCTAGTTTTAGGGGGCTACACGCTACGGGCTAAACGGGGCGGTATTGGCTACCGTTCCAGCGTTCCAATTTATCGGGCGAGGCGGTGTCCCATCTAAGGCTTCTTTGAGCCTCTCTGAGCGCGTCCCCGTCATCTTTTGCCCCTATCATTATGAAACCGTACCGCCCTGGGTAACGGTAAGAGATTAGCCCGTGGGCTGCCAAAGGCTTATCGTGTAGGCTTATCGTTATCATGCTGCCCCCTTACATTCCATAAACCGCACAATGCGAGCGAAACTGATAACGCGCCATTGATTCGGCATAATGACGCGCCTTGTGGCGTGTAGAGTGTTTTCCGCGGCTAGATAAATAGGCGCGTAAGGCTACATTATTCGCGCCTGATTCAACACGTTCAACAATAGAAATAAAAACCCCGTTTTCCTTTATGGTGCGGGTGTTATAGGTCACGCCCGTTTTTTGATTGTGTAATTGCATGGTTTACCCTTAGTAGGTTAGTTAGGAAATGATGCGACATTGCACCGCATAGCCTACGCGTGGCATAGGCTACACGCTACCTAGTCTTACGCGGTTTCGCGGGTGTACTCGCCCTGGGTTATTTCTTGCGCTACCATCTCCGCACAAAGCCACACAACCGAATTTGCAAAGCTAGAAAAAAGACCTAGTTTATCCGTCACATAATCGGGAAAATTACCTACATTGTCTTTGTACTCCGCCAGTATTTCGTGCAACTCGTGGGCGTATTTTATATAAATAGCTTCAGTTTCTTTGTAATAAATCATCCCGCCTACACCGCCAGAGCATCCGTGGTTAGCTATGTCCGCTAGTTCATTGTGAGAGTAGTTGTCTTTCATCCATGTTTTAAATTCGTTTTCCATGATGTAACCCCTTAGTAGTTAGGAAATGATGCGATAGTGCATCGAATAGACCCCTTGGCAAGGGTCTACCCGCTAGACTATCAAACAGAATATTGGTTAAAACACAATTCAATCATTTAGTTAGCAACTTTACAAACNAAATCTCTGTTTTTATGTAGTCTTCAAACATTGAGTGAATTTCGTCTTCTTTTTCGCCTGTGAAGAACATTCCCGCAATGTCTCCATGTTTCTGCTTAAGGGCATCTTGCATGAATGAGTAAGCATGGTGCAGAGCGTTCTCTGCAAGCGTTTTAATATCGTCTTTTGTCATGGTAGTAAAATCAGTCATAGTGTGCACTCCTTTAAATTGTGATAGGAAAGTTAGTTGACGGTCATCAATAAGCCATTGACTGAACACACATCACCTTTTGACCACATGGCTAGATGACGATACATTGATTCTTCACAATGCTTCATTGAAGGGAAATCTTCAATGTGACCTACAACACCCATTTCATCTTCGATATACCAAGCGAAGAACATCTCGCCATTGTCACGATACATTTTTGCAGTGGCTTGCAACATATAAAACCCCTTTTAGGAAAGTTAGTTAAGTTAGGATTTAAACGATAATTACTTATCGCTTAATATGTATTATATATATATGTTCGGCATTGTCAATATTTAATTTAGATATATATTCTTATTAGTATTTGATAACCGATAGAATATTTCAATGAATACTAAAGTTTACCCACGTATTGTAAGACTCTATATATGTATACTGTATACTATGTATTAAATATAATATAGAGACAATACATAAGTGAGAGTGTATCTATATATTTATAGGCTAGTTAAACTATAAGGAACGCATAGAATTAGTCGGGGTGACTAGCACTCTCCGCTCTCCTAAAATACATATTTAGTACTCTCTCTCCGCTCCGTCTTCGGGCATGGTCACAATCATCTTTATGCTATCCGTATCGTTAGTGCATGTGGTGATGATGGGGACTAGGGGGTGTGATGTACGTGCCCCCCACACTTCCCCCCCCATAAAAAATTTACTATATTAGGCTTTGTTTAGTTATTGTGTTTAGCGGTAGTACGTCTGACGTAGTTCCGTATACGGTTCTGTGAGCTTCTTTATTCCAGATGTTGTAGGTTGTCCACAGGGGTCCTGTATCTACGGCTACTATGGATTTGCAGGATTTAGAGAGTGCGCCTATGTCTGTGACTGACATGTTGAGTTCTAGGGTGCTTTCGCAAGCGCCTGTGGGGAGGGTTGTGATGACGCAGTAGCCCAGGTCTTTATATTTGTTGACTAGTTTTATGAACCACCAGGGTTGGTAGTCTGGGAGTTGTCCTGACATGGGGACGCTGTTAATGACTAGGTAGTCGTAGTGGGGGTATTTCTTCTTGGCTAACTCTGGGTAGTCAAAGAGGAAGGTATCTGGGTTTTGCATGGGGTTGAGTACGTCTAGTTGGTTACTGAGGTATGAGAACCAGTCTAGGTGAAAGGCTACCCAGTTGCGTTTTAGGGGGGAGTGGTAGAAGTATCCGTCTGCACCTATCCAACTGTTAACTGCGTCTCCTTTGTGTTGGAGGTCTTGTAGGGTGATGGGTAGGTTCTCGCACAGGGGGAGGAGTTGCGGTAGGTACTCTTGTTTGCAGTAGTGAATACATTCAACATCTGGATTCTCCTGACAAACCTTACGTAAGTAGTTAAGGTGTATGAGCTGGTCTCCCAGGTGGTATTCATTGTATGTGCGTACTAACATTTGCTTACTCCTATAGTTATGGTATTATCTGATTATAGGTGGAGATGATTATATGGAGATATTAGAGATAGAAAAGGGAACAGTAGTGCCCAACCCCAGAGTGGTGTACGCATATCCTTACGAGGAGATGGAGGTGGGGGACAGTTTTACTGTGCCTGTGGGGGCTAGGGCAAAGGTGTTAAATGCCAACTACAGGGCGGGTAAGCGTTTAGGGTACAAGTTTGCAAGTAAAGCAGAGGGTGAGTTCTTGAGGGTGTGGAGAATATCCTGATGACGGAATTACTGTGGATGACCGAGGATGAGCTTAGAGAGCGTTGCTACATGCTGGTAGAGGCTTTGGTATCGTCTGAGAACTACAGGATAGAGTTAATCAACAACATGGGTAAGGTATTGGCGTATGGATACAACAGAGGATATACAGATGCAACTGTACAACTCAAGATTGAAACTGCGGGCAGAAATGAGGAAAGCTATACAGTGCATTAGTCCTGCGAGTAAACGTAAACTGGCAAAGGAGTGGGCAGAGGTTTACTCAGAAGTCTTTTACAAAGAATTAATAAGATGTGCTAAAAGAAAAGACATCGCATATCATTTTGCAAACTGGGATATACAAGAACCATGATAAAAAGAAAACTAACGGCAGCAGTGGTCACAGTCACCAAAGGTAGACCAGAGCTAGACCAGTGTATAGCCTCCGTGCAAGCTCAAACACATCCTGTACAACACTACCTACTGTACGACAACGGTATGCTCCCCAGACTGCTTCTACAGAAGAACCAACATGTCTGTGTCTTTCCAACCCCTATAGCCTATCCTGACAAAGATGGACGTAGATGGTTGGCAGCAGTCCCCCACCTGATAAACGAAGACGTAGTATTCTTCTGTAACGATGATGACTGGTTTGACCACAACCACGTAGCAAGTCTGATGGAGATTATCAACAGAGATAACGACTGGGCATATAGCCTACGCAAGATACACGACAAGGACGGAGAATTCTTGTTCAACGATAGATGTGAAGCCTTGGGTGACCTGCATGAGGACTGGAACAACAAGGGTTGTAACTTTGTAGACTGGTGCATGTGGGGCATGAGGACAGAGAAACTAAAGGGAATATCAGCAATACTGGGTATGCCTGGCTTTGGTTCTGATAGAGAGTTCTACCGTGTTGCTAAACAGATGTTCCCCAAATACGGGACAACTAAGAAACATACTTTTAACTTTAGACTTGGTGGTAACCCTGGTAGCGTTACAAAAGAGTTTTTTGAGGCAGGACACAAACACATGCAAGCCAAGTATGGGAATGTTATGCCCTGGGAGGCTTAATGGATTTTGACCTGGCTAAGTTTTACAAGTTCTGTGCGGAGCTGAAGATTGAGACAAAAGAAGAAGGTCTCAAGAAAATGGGTAAGCTCCTGGGAACACAAACGTATGTCATGGAAGAAATAGATAAAGGGTTGAAAGAAGATGTACATTTCTTTGTTATTCTCAAAGGCAGACAACTCGGTATTACCACTGTTTCCCTGGCGCTTGATTTATATTGGCATTTACCCACCCAGGTTGGCAGGGCACACTCGTCAGCGACACAGAAGAAAACAGAGACATGTTTAGGTCTACTCTTGGGATGTATATTGACGGTCTCCCCAAAGAATACAAGATTCCACTGGTTGCCCACAATAGAAACCAAATGGTCCTTAAAAACCGTTCCAGAATCTTCTACCAAATTGCTGGTAACAAAGCTCGCTTGGGGCAGGGTAAGGCTATCACTTACCTACACGCAACTGAAACGGCTTCCTGGGGTAATGATGAGGGTCTAGCCTCCTTGATAGCATCTCTTGCAGAAAAGAATCCCCAACGCCTGTACATCTTTGAATCTACTGCACAGGGCTTTAACATGTTCCACGACATGTACAAGACTGCTAAAAGGGCTAGAACACAGAG